GAAAAGCAGCAACTGAAATTGCAGAGCAGAACGTAGAAGCAAATAATCAATTAGAACTAAATGAAATAGATTTCCAGATCAAAGTAAATGAAAGGATAAAACAAGATGCCCAAAAGAAAAAAGATGAAGAAGAAAGGATATATCAAGAAAATCTAAAAAAGAAAGATGCAGAGCATAAGGAAAGATTAAAAAGGTTAGAACAATATGCAAAAGAAGAAATAGACATTCAAGCAGAAATAGATAATCAGAAAAAAGAAAAAGAAAAAACAAAGTTTGAAGAAGGTTATGTAATTACAGGAGAGCAACAGACTGCAATAGCAAATCAAGCAACTGCACATTTAAACACTATGCAGAAAGACCAATTAGATTTTAATAATGCTATATTGGATGCAGAAATTATATTACAAGAAGCAAAGTTTCAAGCAGTTGCAGGTGGTTTACAATTATTAGCAGGATTAGCAGGTAAGAATAAAGCAATAGCAGATGCAATATTTATAGTAGATAAAGCATTAGCAATTGCCAAAATAGTAGTAGATACTCAAAGAGAGATAGCAGGATATGCTTCTGCATATTCTCCAATCATTGGTGGAACTGCGATATCTATCCCATTAATAGCAGCAGCAAAAATTAGAGCAGGTGCAAGTATTGCGACAATAGCAGCAACAACTATAGGTAAGTTTACCACAGGTAGTACGGCAGGTTTTGGAGGAGGGGCAGGAACTTTGGGAGTTGCTCCTATTCAACCAACACAACCAACTGCACAATTAACACAACTTAACCAATCATCTATCAACGCAATAGGAAACCAAGCAATTAGAGCATATGTAGTAGAAACAGATGTTACTTCAAATCAACAAAGAATATCTGCTATAAAGCAAAGAGCAAGGTTTAACTGATAATAATTTTTAAATAAGACATTTATCTATATGGATTATCCAGTATATGAACTAATAATAAACGAAGATTTAAACGATGATGCAGAAGTTTCTATGGTATCATTCGTAGATAGACCTGCCATACAGAGGATATTTAACAAATTTGCTGAAGATTCTTACAATGATTATCCAGAAGCAGCAAAGAACAATGCAAAGAGAGCAGTAGAATATGCAGAAAAGAACGGATGGGGTTCTTGTGGAGAAGCAACAGGAAAAATCAGAGCAAATCAGATTGCTAATGGTGAAAATATCACAAGAGAAACGATAGCCAGAATTAGTGGGTTTAGAAGGCATCAACAAAATAAAGATGTTCCCTATGATGAAGGTTGTGGTGGTCTTATGTGGGATGCTTGGGGAGGAGATGCTATGATTAATTGGGCAGAGAAAAAACTAAGGCAAATTGATAAACAAAACTTTGTTGTCCAGAATGAAGAAATGCGTATTATATCTGGTGCAATTATGTTGGCTAATACTCCTATTTATCGCAATGATGCTACTAATGGGGAATATTATGTTGTCTTTACTAAGGATACTATTTTCAAGATTGTACAAAAGTTTTTTAAGAAAGGTTTTCAATCAAATGTAAACCTGCAACATAATGCTAAAGATAAAGTTAGTGGTGTAACAATGTTTGAATCCTTTATATCAGATAAAGACAGAGGTATACTTCCAATGAAAGGTTTTGAAGATACTCCAGATGGTTCTTGGTTTGGGTCTTTCAAAGTAGATGATGATAATGTTTGGGAGATGGTTAAAAGTGGAGAAATCAAAGGTTTTTCTGTTGAGGGAATATTTGAGTATACAAGAAAGGAAAGTAGAGAAGAGCAAGTATTAAAAGAGATAAAGAAAATATTATCATCTATAAGTGATAAATAAATTAACAATTAAACATTTATAATTATGAACGCAAAAGACGCAATTTTAAAAATTAGGGCATTATTTGAAGATATGCCTTATGATGAACCAAAGAAAAAAGTAGAGATGGAAGAATACACTTTACTTGATGGTACTAAAGTTAATGTAAGCGAATTAGCAATCGGTGGAGTAGTTACATTGGAAGATGGAAGTTTTGCACCAATGGGAGAACATACACTTGCAGATGGTTCTGTAATCCAACTTAACGATGCAGGTGTAATCTTAGAAATTGCTGCACCAAAAGAAGATGCAATGCCCGAAGAAGAAATGAGTAAGATGATTGATAAGAAGGTAGAAGAAATGTCTGCTTCTTTTAAATCACAAATTGAATCTCTTTCTAATCAGAATGCAGAATTGAAATCTAAAATACTTGCATTAGAGCAAAAAAGTAAAGAAGGATTTAGTTCTGTAATAAATATGTTCGAAGACTTTAGCAAGATGCCTTCAACAGATCCAATTCAGAAACCAACATCTTTTAAGTTTGAAAAGTCTGGTGATTTGAAATTTGACAGAATAGAGAAATATAGGAACGCAATTTTAAACAATAAAAACTAAATAAAAATGGCATTTAGCATTAGCACTCTCGCAGATTATACAGAACAAAACGAAGCCTTATTGGTAACTTCTTCTGTTCTTGGAGCAAAAACTGCATCATTAATTAAAGCATCTGGTAATGTTATGATTGGAGTTAAATCTTCTGAATCAGTAAACATTATGGATACAGATGCATTCTTCCAAGCAGGTGGTTCATGTGGATTCAATGCTTCTGGAACTACTTCTTTTACTCAACGTGTTTTAACCATTGGTAAAATCAAAGTAAACGAAGCATTATGTCCTAAAACATTGGAATCAAAGTATCTTCAGAAAGCATTGCCAACAGGAAGTATCTACGATTCAATTCCATTTGAGCAAGAATATTCTGAGAAGAAAGCAAAAACTATTGCTGCACAATTAGAAACTGCGATTTGGCAAGGTGATACTGCATCAGCAAATGGTAACCTTAACAAGTTTGATGGTTTGGTAAAGTTGATTGGTGCTGCTACAGGAGTTGTTGCTGCTAACGCATCTACATTTATCTCTGGTGCTCCATTGTCAACTATTGATGCAACAAATGTTGTAAAAATATTTGATGGTGTATATAGTGCAATCCCTGCAAAGGTTGTTGCTTATGATGACATGGTTATCTTCTGTGGTATGGATGTTTTCAGAACATACACTATCGCATTGAAGAACAACAATATGTTCAACTACTCATTTGATGGTAAAGCAGATTCTGAGTTTGTTCTTCCAGGAACTCCGATTCGTGTAATAGCAGTACAAGGTCTTAATGGCACTAACAAAATTTATGCTACAAGATTAAGCAATCTATTCTTTGGTACTGACCTTTTGAACGAAGAAGAAAGATTTGAAATCTTCTACGCAAAAGAAGCAGATGAGGTAAGGTTCGTAGCAGAATTTAAAGCAGGAGTTCAGTTTGCATTTCCAGATGAAATGGTGAAGTTCATCCTTGCATAAAAAAATAATAGGGAGGTAAAACTCCCTTTTTTTTAACATATAAAATAAATAGGTATGCCTTGTGCGTTGACCCAAAATTATTTAGTTGATTGTAAGGACTCATTAGGAGGTATAGTTGAAGTATATTTTATGGCATCTCAAGATGTTACATCATTTACTGAAGCATCTGGAGTAATTACTGCATTGGTAAAGAAAACAGGAAAGAAGTTTTTTAAATATGAATTAGTAAAAGAAACATCTTCTGTTGTAGAAAATGTTACTGCATCTGTTGAAAACGGAACTATATTTTATGAGCAAGTATTAACAATAGTATTAAACAAACTATTAGTAAATACAAGGAATGAAATTATGCTTCTTGCAAAAAATCTATTGGTAGCAGTTGCAAAAGATAACAATGATAAGTATTGGTATCTTGGTGCTAAAAGAGGATTAGACATCACAGCAGGTTCTTCTCAAACAGGTACTGCATTTGGTGATAGAAGTGGATATACTTTAACATTCACAGGTAAAGAACCAGATATGGCACAAGAAGTTTCTTCTGGTGTTGCAGCAGTTCTTACTACGGCAGGTTCTTAAAACCAAATCTATAATAAATTTGCCTCACTTCGGTGGGGCATTTTTGTTAAATATCGTTTATTATCACATTTATAGATAGATGATACAATTAGCGAAAGGAGAAACTCAATTTATCTACTTAACATTAACTGAGAAGCAGTTGTTACCTACTCCTAATTATTTGTTTAGGTTCATCAATAGGCAAACAAAATTAGATACTAAATTTATTTTGTTATACGCATTAGATGTATCTATATTCAAAGAAAGGTTTAATAAGTTTTCTATAAAAACTGATAAATATTTTGCTTTGCAGAATTATGGACAATACGATTATGAGGTTTATGAAACTACAAGCACAAGCAATACAGATCAAACAGGATTGAACCTATTAGAATCTGGTATAATGATGCTTAACGTTAGTAAAACAATATTTCAAGAATATCAGACAACTGATATTTATAAAATTAGAAAATGAATTATCAATTAATACAATTTGCTGAAGCAAGGCAGCCAGATTATAAAGAAAAAAGAGGTGAAGGCTATATTCAATATGGTGAGAAAAACGATTATCCAATATATTTAGTTGATTTATTTAACAAATCTGCTAAACATAACGCAATTATTAGAAGCAAAGTACACTATATATGTGGTAATGGTTGGGCAGGTAATCAGCAATTCATCAATAATGTTAATAGAACCGAAACTTTAAACGATTTAACCAAGAAAGTTTCAATGGATATTGAGATTTTTGGTGGTTCATATCTTGAAATTATTTGGGGAGTAGATAAGATATCTGAAATATGGCACATTGATTACTCCAAAATCAGAACAAATAAGGATAATACTCAGTTTTGGTACAAATCAGATTGGAAAGATAGAGCAGAGGAAACAAGAATATACCACTACACAAAAACTCATCACAATCTATTGTACCATTAGCAGTAAGTCAGTATCTATTACATGGCATACCAGTAGAAGATACTATTACTAATCAT